TTAAGCCAATACTTCTTGTATATTTTGAGGTACCTGATTTGTCACAACGGCCTCCCATGAATTCACGTTTTGTCCCTTCGTCTCAATCTTTAAATAGTGTCGTTGCTTTAGCCGGTGATCTGCGGTAAATGTCAACCAGCGTTGCTTACCTTGCGCATCGCTGGTCAGCATTCGGTAGGTATAGATATCTTCGCCCATCTGACCAGTCGAGTGGCCGATTGCCTGATTAGTCCGACCATAGACCGTTTGTACCTTAACAAATGGGTTTAAGTTATCCACCGCCATTGCCAGCTCACTCCCCTGATTCTTCGTCATCGTCGGTACAATTAACAATGTACCTACACTAATCATCATAATAATCGCCACCAACCAAACAGCCCATTTTTTATTCATAAACACTATCCCCCGAATTAATTATTTTATTAATCGTATCGGAGTAAAGTTCCTCTGGCTACCCTAACTAGGCTTTCTTAATCAGTTTAAACGATTACTAATCAAATTCGAGTTTCCTTAAACATTAAGGAAATTATTTTAACAATACTTCAATAATTATCGCGCTTTACATGCTATTCTATTAGAATAGGAAGTAGTTTTTAAATCATGGGGGGATTTATCATGCACATGCGGGGTATCAACTTTGTATTAGGTCTCGGCGTCGCGCTCGGCCTGTTAGCAGGCTGTCAGGCGGCTTCACCGGCAACTAAACAAGCCAGCAGTCAATCATCTAAGACTAGCGCTAAAAGCGTTCACAGCTCGGCTAAACACCAAGCACAAGCACGGCCTTATCAACATTGGCATACCGTCAAAGATGTTCACTTGCCTATTTTGATGTATCACAGTATTTCTAGCGGGAACCAGTTACGTGTCCCCGCCAAAGAATTTCAAACTGAAATGACTTATCTAAAGGCACACGGCTACCGAACGCTGACTGCCAATGAAGCCGTATACGCGCTCAAACATCGGCGAATTCCACAAAAGAAGATTGTCTGGATCACACTCGACGATAGCTATAAAGATAACATGACAGCAGCTTGGCCAATTTTGAAACAGACGCACCAACACGCCACCATTAATTTTATTACCGGCTTTACCCATAAGAAAAACCACTTAACTTTAGCTGATGCTAAGCGGATGCAAGCATCCAGTAATATTGATTTTCAAAGTCACACCGTTCGCCATCTGGATTTAAATAATTTAACTTACCAGGTTCAACTTACGGAATTATCAAGTTCCAAAAAATGGCTCGATCATAATTTACAACAGAACACACAAGTTATTTGTTACCCAGCCGGCCGTGCTAATCAGCAGACCATTAAAGCCGATAAACAGGCTGGCTATCAGTATGCCCTATCAACGGCACCTGGCATCGCCACCAGCACACAGAACCCATACAATCTCACTCGACAACGGGTCGTACCTGGAATGTCGCTAACGGCCTTTCAGACACTATTAACGAGTAATAATTAATTCATAGGACCCTTACTTGTGACACGATCCCAAAACCCTTTTTTATGAGCGCTTAACAGTGCTGTTGTGATCACAACAGCCAAAACGCAAAATTGGGGTTTTAATTTGATACCAATTAGCAAAAGAGAAGCGTCATAATGCTGATATACCAGCATTATGACGCTTCTCTTTTTATCTACCGACGTCGACTTATCGCCCGCACGGTAGTTATACCATCAAGGGTAGCACGCTATAAATGCCATTTATAAGCCATTTCTGAAAAAGAGAGATTTTTAATTTACAAATCGTGGAAGAGCACAAATTAATTTAATATTGGTCCTTTTTTGATGTTTTGCTTTATCCACTATTATATACCAACTTATTATCTCAAACACACAAAAAAAGTCCCACACCAGCCAATTAAGGCTAGTGTGGGATTTTACAAATGACTTTACATTTTTTACTAAAGGGCAAAGTGTTAACATTGCATCTGTTTGCTTCGTTTTTCGCTGAGATACTTTCTCTTATGTATTAGCCATCTACCTTTACAGCAGGCGGCTTTTTACGCAAAAAATTCCCCACGCCGAAGCGCAGGGGAATTAATCAAGTTATAACTATCATCTAGAAACTACACTAGAGACAATTAATATTATACTTATTACTTGCTATTCTGTAAAGCTTGATAGAGAAGCGACAAAGCTTATTAACCTATATTTCAATACTCGGAGTAATCTATAAGACTCTTTACATTTATTCGCTTTGGTGTATAATTACCAGTATTCTCTCTTAGTCTTTAGGGAGAAGAACACCTATTTTATTTTAAGCATTGGACCAGTCTTGGCTGGTCCTTTTTGTATATTTCCGCAAATGTGAACTACTCGGCCATAAAAAAATCCCCCACGCCGAAACGTAAGGGACTAGAACAGTTCACAATTATTATACTACTTTTCGCCTGCTTGTGAGGTGGATTCTGACGCCGTTTCAGTGTCAGAAGCTGCAGAACTATTCACTGCAGCGACTGTGGACGTTGGTGTTTGCGCTTCGTCAGCAACTTTGTTAGCTACCGATTCGACTTGGACTTCCTCGTCACTTTTAACTGTTGGTGCTGTCACTGTTTGGACGTCAGTAACAACGCCCAACATACCAAGGATTGTTAATACCGTGTTAATAACGGCTACAATGCTCGTCCAGTCACCAGTAAACTTAATGCCAAACATGGCAAAGATTTGTTGAATCAAAACGATCAGTAACGAAATAATCCCAGCAATTAATTTTCCATTCAAGCTTCCGTCAGCATTCTTAAAACTAATTTTTTTCATTTCCTTTGGCTTCCTTTTCATATAGATGTTTAAATTCAATGTCATGACCATCTAACCGGCCTTCTACCTTAATAACACGATTTTCAATCGCGTTCATTGTGTCGGCGTTTTGCTGTCGTACTTTTAAACTTTCATCAGTAAAACGGCTAAGCCGCTTGCCTAAATCGTTAAGCGGGATACGGACCGTCTTATTGAGAATCCAATTAGCTAATACACAAATACTAGTGACAATGGCAACAATGGATCCCCATTCATCCCAACCTAATCCTAATAGTGTATGCAATTACCGCACCACCAATCGCTGGCCAGGATAGATAGTGGCGTAAATCGTCTTGCCATTCTGACTAGCTAACGTAGTCATGCTCAGGCCGTTGCGTTGTGCGATTGCCCACCAGCTGTCGCCGGACTTAACTGTGTAATACGTATGACTAACCAGCTGACCAGTAACTCGCTTCCCATAGTCGTGACCATTAGTGACACCTAGCTTGATAAAGCCGTACAGGCCGTTTGAACGGGTGTAACGTGCCCATACGTAGTCGTGTTCAATAATGACAGCGTTGTAAGTTACACTCTCACCCTTGTAATAGGTAGCCACTTGACTAACTTTGTCGCTATCCGTGTAGCGAACAGCTAGTGTCCGGTTAGGATAGAACACCCCTTGCTGGTTGTATTTAACGACCTTAAAGGTGGCTTTCTTAGCTGCCTGGGCTTTCTTAACATTGGCCTGTGCTTTAGCCTTGCTAGCAGTCGTGTAGCCTGATTTAGTAATGCCTGTTAAATCAACGTTTCCGTCTAATCCACCTGCTTTATACATTGAAGTGAATTGAAAGATAGCTACGCCGTCCATGCTAGGGAACCAGTTGTAATTAGGGCTAGTTCTAACCAAGTAGTCTGGATACTCAGCTAACCATAGGCAATTACCATAGGCTTTAACAATGGCACTCACATTAACATGAGCATTGAGGTAAGCTTTACCAGAATACAACATAGGTGTATAGCCAGCGTCCTTAATAAGTTTCATCTGAGCTAGGATGACGTTAGTGTTGGCTGTCACGCTATTAGAAGCCCCATCTTCATAGTCTAGTGCGACAATACTACCCTTGGGCGTCCTAACACGTGGCAAGTAATAGGCCATCATCGCCTTGGCATTGGTCATATTGCCACCGACACCGTCCCATAAATAGGTGTGTACCCGTTTACCAGCCTGTTTAGCTGACTTAACTTGGCTAGCATAAGTGGTTTGAGGGATATTAGTCCCACCATAAAAGCCACCCGCCTGTGAGAATACGAACTTATCGGTACTATAGCCGAATACACCACTATTACTTTGAAACTTAGACCAGTCGACCCCTTGGTCACGGCTAGTTGAAGCCTGACTGGTAACATTGACCATTAAAAAGGCCATAAAAATGGCGCCCAACGTTAAGATGAGTGCCTTTAAATTGTGCTTATTCAATTGTCTGCCTCCTATTTTAATGTGTTTTCAGGTGCAGACTTCCGATTCGCCTCTTGTTGCTGTGCTTGAGCTGCTGCTGCCTGTGCGGCCTTGTAGGCTGTAATTGCATCAGATACCTGAGTAACCTGAGCTTGGGTAATCAGTGATTTTACTAGATAATTGCCAGCATATACAGTTGCTAAGTCCGATGGAATCAACCCGTTGTTAACACTGCTAATTAATCCTTCGGTTAAAAATTCGCTTAAATCAAAACTCATGATAAAGAACCTCCTAGCGCTACAATAGCTGCTTTTATTTTTGCGTAATCTGATTGTGTCAAAACTTCTGATGGATTAGGTGACCAGTCAGTTGCTTGAGAACCTCTTTCTAATTTAGTTTCACAGTATGAAAAGCTTGAAGCTGTTGACTGTGACGCTGCAAAAACTAATGTGACATACTGAATAGTACTTCCGGCAGTAATAGTACCTGTCCAAGTGCTATAGTCAGATGTGCCAGCGGATACAGTACTACCACTAGCGCGGTACTGGACACCAGATGCGTCTTTCCATGAAATTTGAATTTTCATGTCGTATGAGGCTTGTGATATATGCGTCCTTGCTGTATAAGGTGTGTCACTATTAATCGTTGTAATATTTGCTAGATATTGTGGTATACCAGTGTTCCAGCCTATAGCATTATTCACAGTGTTTAATGTTTTGCTAGTCCCTAGTAGTAAGTTAGTCCCGACTGCACTGTTATCAACTTGCGCTTTAAGATCAACAAAAGCTGGTGCTGTGGTCAAACCAGCATTATCAACAGTGCCAGTATCACCTTTGTCACCTTTTTGTGAAACAAGGTAAAAGTCTTTTGTTGTGCCATCAGTATAATTTAAAGTAGCTTTCATCCACAAATATGGATTTGTAATCGTTGTAGCAACGATATCGTTTGACCAAATTCCTGTTGGAGCAGTAGTTGCACTATTTGAAATTTGATATTGAATTGTAGTTGAAGAAATGCCTGTACCAGTTTTCCCTTGAATACCTTGAGGACCCTGAATTGGACCGCAATCTTTCCACGCTCCATTAGTATAAACATAAAGTTCCTCATTGACTAAATAACCATCACCCTCATTTGCAGTGGTTGGTAATGCAGAAACTGAAGTAACTTGTCCTTTAATATCAAGTCCTTCGCCAGGGTCACCCTTAGCAATTGTGCTTGCAGCTTTATTCATTGCTGCCACAAAGTCATCAAAAGTAATCGTGGTTATACTCGCACCCGATTCGTTCTCAATGTTGTTTGTAATGGTAAAACTGAGTGGTGTATCACTAGGATAAATGCTTGTGCCTGCCTGGTCAGTAACCCAAATTTCTAATTGATAATCCCCATCCGGCAGGTCTGCAATCAACGTTGGCGTAGGCTGAAAATTAATCCAGCCTGGTTTTAGTCCAGCCAAACTAGCAACCTCGATAGGTTGACTTCTTAAATAACCACTGGCATTGCCAATCTTGGCGGTAATGTTAGTGGCCTGAGTTAAGTCGACATCCGACCCGGCACTTTTGCAAATGAAGGTAAATGTCGTCTCGGTGTCGCCTTGCTTTATTTGCCGAGGAGATTTAGTTGTAAACTCTAACGTTTTATCCATCGTATAGTCTCCTTTAATCACAGTGCGGCAGTCGGCGCTACGTAGTCCTCACCGGTAATTTCTTTGTACTGATCGGCTGTCAAGCCTACTCCCACAAATACCTTATAATAATCAGCGTCATTTTGACCCCAAGACTTAAATAATTTGCATTGTTCATAAACCGTCATTATTGAGCACTTCCTTTACTTAGAATTGCAATTCGACTAGCTTGAGCCATTACTAACTGACGTAATTGCATAATATCAGCTTCTTGTTGCATTAATGTTTGTTGTTCAGCCGTTGGCGCTGGCGCCGGCGGCTGTTCACTTTGCTTAGCGTATTCATCAGCGGAGATACCAGTCCAAGCTTGCCCGTCAAAGGTCGGTTGATACAAGCCATCTGGAACGGCCACGGTAGTGGCATTATCTGGCTGTGCCATTGCTGATACCGCACCGGCAAAGATTTTCGTCTCTGGATCATATAAATAATAAGTTGTCATTGTTATTCCTCCTACCAATGAATCCAGTCAACTGCAGCAGAAAATTGATCTGTTGTCTCGGTGCTAGCTGTTGTCCCCGCAAAAATCACGCCACCAGCAGTCACCCACAAACTAATGTATTTGCTTGGACTACTCAGAGCGCTATAAGCCGGAATAACAAAAGTCGTCGGCACCATTGGTGCCACTTCCGCCGGAACTCGGCCAACTGTGATATATTTTCCAGCTGATAAATTAGTTAACTTGTTAATCCGCAACTCAACATGCTTAGCGAAATAGCCACGGGTCTCAACATAGTAAACAAAGCTATCTGCATTGGTTCCATTTTCTGTTGGAATGGTAGTGTTAGTAAACGTTGCCCCGGTCGTCACTAGCCAATCACCACTGCCGCCTTTACCGTCAGTGTGGACGGTCTTGGTCCATTGATTGCCACTGTAACTCTGAACTGCCGTTAATACTTTACGCCCAGCAGCATTATTTTCAACACGAACGCGTAGCAATGAGCCATCACCAGCTGCTAAAGGCCCATTTTTGAAATTAGACCCTTCATATTGACCACTAGGTAAGTCTAGAATATCTTGCCCATCATCCAACAATTGACTGTCAGTTTTCTCGTTGCTCTGGGGAATATTTGTTTGAATTTTGGTGCCATCTAATCTACCGGCTGCCATCAAATAGAACTTACCATTGGCCACCACACCCAGCATCAGTGTGTGTCCTAACGTATATGCGCCTTCGGCTTCCAATAAATAGTTCTCAGTATCAGTAATTGAATTTGGATAATTCTCATTGATGAACTCTGCTAAGCCCGACTTAGAAAATTCAGCTTTAGTCACAATTTTGCCATCAATGTCGTAGGCTTGCAGCGCAATCTTCGTGCCATATGCTCCCATCGTCAAATAAACTTTGCCATTTGACATTGTAATGCCTTGTGGCTTACGGTCAAGATTACCATTTGGTTCTACGTAGACATCCTGCTCAAAAACTGGCTTACCAGCTTGAATTGAATCCCAGGCGTAAACCGAATATTTAGCAATTTTGCCTGGAGTTGCTTCGGTGGCAACGAAATTATTGCCCTCAACACCCCATTTGAACTTGCCATTGATTGGGATATTGTCACCAACTTTACCCGTATCGTAATTGAAAATGGCATAACCGTTGCCATTCACAACTGACACAATAAAGCATAGCTCACCATTGGCGTTGTAGAAGTATGGAATGCCTTCTGAGAATGAGTTTGCTTCATTGACAAATGACTTCATCCCTTTTAACTCGCCAGTTGTTAAATCATGAATTTCAATCCGTGTTTCGGTGCCACCAGTAATTTCGGTCGATAAGTATAATTCATTCTTGTCCTTGTTGACTGAGAAACCCTGCGGGTACCAACCAGACGTAGTCGATTCTTGCCAACTAACCTTCAGCAGAATCTTCAGATTAGTGATGTAAGCATCACTGGAATTAGTGGCCAAATTAGCAATATCGGCAGTCATGCCATCGAGTTTGCCTTGCACAGTTGTATTAAATTGGTCACTCCACGTCTTTAAATCAGCGTTAGTGACGACATTACCGTCTTTAATTTTCTGCGCCAATTCATCTAACTGCGTAGTTAGAGCAAGGACTGTAGCCTGAGTCTTCGTATAGGCCTCCGTGACGGTGCTAATTTCTTGATTTAGTTTGTCTTTGTATGCATTAATTGTAGCCTCCCCTTCATCAAGTAACTTTTGTAACTCTGTCCGAAAGGGGGCCTTATTAACAAACATATCAGGGTTCCCGTTATATACATGGAACCAGACACTAAAGGTGGTAACGCGTTTGCCATCAGCATTCTGCAAGCCCAAAAAGCCGTAGAAATATCCTTCTTGTGGAAACATATTCCCAGGTAGATTCATCTTCACCCGGCCCAAGCCAACAACATCATCACTAGAGCCGACATAGCTGACCGCTTCACCGGTTTCGGCAGTCACCTGGCTATTCTCATCAAGGCAACCCACAAAGCCGGTTATAAACGGCACTAACCCATCTTCAAATCGGTTCGCTAATCCGCGTTCTTTAAAATGGACGACCAGCGGGACTTGTTCATCGCCCACCCGGCCATTAAAGCTGTCACTCAAGTCGAACGCATCACCCGAGCTGATCTGTTGTTTATACGTATCTAGCGTAATCGTACTAATCATTTACTCACCTTCCTCAGTTCTTGTAACTTTGCCATCCACAATTGCAATTGGCACATCATAATCAGACAAGATATTAATAAGCTCATGCATATTTTCATCCTGAACTCGAATTTTTGATTCAATTGTAGTTTGTGCCTCTTTAATATCAATTTGCCGGTGCTCTATCGTAACTTGATTATCAAGTATGTCATTGAAAGTATCTTGAGTTATCTCGAAGTTAGATATCAGCATTTGCCGTAGCGGAGCATCATACACGGCAGACAATTCATTAGTGAATAATTTAATGCTCATTCAGCCGCCTCCTTTTTCTGCCAGATGACTTTCCCATCATTATCAATGCTAGGTACCCATGCAGTACCATCTGGTGAGGTTAACTGTCCGATTAAACTTAATCGCTGGTCCAAATCATCACTAGTCACTAACTCTGGTTTATTGGAAACTTTTTCCCAGCTAATTGGAAACTGCATTGAAAGAATATCAATAGCCTGTTGCACCGTCATTTTATCCATTCACGGCACCACCCAACGCATTAAGTCTGTCAAGTGTATTCGCATCAGTAATCAAATCATTGCCGTCTACAGCATCAAGTCCGGCTTTTAATTGCTCAATCTTTTTACCAGAGTCATTATGTGCAGTCTGCAATTCCGCGGTGATTTGTGTAAAGCTTTTGGTCATATTGCCAAATGTCACGCTAGTCGTCGCCGGGTTAACCAAATCAATCACGGTTTCACTGATTCGGGTTTCAACATCCACACCATTACGATCCCGAATATAGCCGTAATTTCCAACCTCACTGTTATTAATTATTCCAGGTACCGAGTTGGTCTTGAAATCATTCAATGTCGCAGTTCGCTGAATCAACGGCACATCTTGTAATTTCGATTTCAAATATGCCAGCAATGAATCACTGTTTGTAAACCGCTCATCAGAAATTGGCTCTGCATCAATTACACCCCACGTTGTTGCGTTAGGACTCGTGTACTCAGCAGTAGCCAATGGCTTTTCCTTGTCGTCTAACTTACCTGTACCTTTAATATGAGTTGCAATCGTCGTGTAATCACTCTCATCTGTCAACGAGCTAAGATTCAATCCATCTAACCAAACGAAAGCATCACGCTTACCGACTTGTTTATAAATATCAATGTGCTTGCCCGTACTAGTCCATTCGAAATTGAAGTCTGACATCAAAGTGTTTAGGAATAAATCAAACGCTAAGCCAGTACCAAAATCTTCAGAAAAATCATAATGATTGAAATCATCATGAATCGTATACGTAAAACCAGTGCCTTCAGTAATTAGCTGCATGCAGCTATCGAGCGACTGAGATCCCTTTATACTCTTTTCAACGTAATGGTCGTTTAAATCATGTACAGAACCTAGAAACGTTGCTTTAACATTGCGACTACCACCGATGTTAGACCCATTCATGGTCTGAATACGATAAGCTTCGCCACTATCAGAATCTAGCAAAAGCGTGCGTGGTTGCAACATGCCTACAGCAGACGCATTCGTACCCGTGTTAATGAACGTCAATTCCAACTGTGCCGCCTGATTCACAGTTTCAGTCAATTGTGCTGAAATTGGGATAACTGGTAGTTCGTTACCTGTTACATCACGTAAATAAAACACTGTCACTCCTCCTAAACGTAATAGCGTGTATCAAACTCCAAATCATAATTCGTTGCACCCGCTACCAGTAATTCATTAATCCCTTTGACGTAATCTAAATAGGCATGATTCCCCTTGCTGTAGACATTCACGCCATCTACAACTGGAACCATGCCATATAAAATTAGAGTCTGGGATTTCTTCAATGCCTGATTTAACTGAAACACTTGTCCCGTAGTTTTGTTAGTAATCGATAATTGACTAGCCACATCTCCATGGAAGGTTAATGTGGCCGTCTTGCCATCAGCCAGCAACGGAATCGAGCCGCCAACAAACACCTTGACGTCGCTTTGATTGGTGAAATGATACGGCGGCAAACATGCAAACGGAATATCAAATCCTAATGGAATGTTATTCTTCATGTTAGCAGTAGTGTTAATCGTCTCACCAAATCCACCGGTAACAACTAAATTAACTGTGATATCCTCCGTCATAATAGGTGACGCTTCATAAGGGTCTACATTAAACCCATCATCCGCATGGACTGGCCAACGAATCGATGGAATAACACTGCTAACGACATAAAAGTCCTCGTATCCACGAAACAAGTCAAACAACTTCAACCGCATTAGTTCTTGGTCAACTGAGTCAATTGTTTTGACATCAAACACTAGTGGTATCTTGCGTTCACTCGTGTGTGTTTCAGATGAAGCTACATTGTACTTACCAACTGACGTGTAAGTTCGAGTGAACGTTGGTGCAGGTGGTGAAAACTTTTCTACTTGAATACCCAAATCAGATAGCCAGTAATTACTGCCATCCTGTTGAATCACTTGAATATCTAACTCCATCTATTTGCCTCCTCTCGCTCGATCAATGACAACATCTTGGCCCAGAGCCAGCTTAATTAACGGATACTGGGCATTAAAAAGGACGCCATTATCTAGTTTGGCAGTGATGTTAACTGTCTTGCTAGTAATTGCGTCCACTAATGACTTGGCCATGTTTAATACCTCACCAGTTCCGTTCGCCGCTGTACCACTGACTGCGACGGGCCCACCGTTCTTAGGAACATCTAAGGGGATGGTACTCTTTAATCCAGCGGCCTGCTCCGCACTTGTAGCGACAAAAGCCTGCTGACCAAATGACATCTTGACAGCTTGGTCCGTTAAATACTTGCTGTAATTCGACTGATCATCCGGGATATGAATTTCACGTTGGTTATGCTCAGATACCCATGCTAATTGCTTTTCATAGGACTCACCGCCCTTGTCAAAACGACGATGACCGCTGGGCGCCCAACCACGATTCCACATCAAATCGTTGTACCAGTTTGAATCGTTAAATAACGCCAATAATTGGTCATAACCATTAGCACGGTTTCCATGGCCTTTAACCGCGTAATACCGGAATGTTTGTCCGATAAATTGAAGTAACCCCTGAGCAGGGTCAACACCAGTATTGACATCCACATAGCCATGTTGAAATACTGTTGGATTACCACCGGACTCGTGATTGATGGTATTAAGGATTTTCTTAACGCCATCTTCAGGCATCGATACGTGCATAGCAGCGGCGGCTCGCTTGATATACGGAATCCACCGTGTTACACCAGCACCACCCGGATTGCCAGCACCCTCAATGGCTAGTTTCTTTAGCCAATTGGTTTGTTTCTTTTCCCATGACTTTGTGTCAGGCCCAAAATGGTTTTGTGATCCACCTGGAAACAGGTTCATATCAAAACTTGAATCTATTAATTTTTCCCAGTTCTTAATGGGGTGCTCCATGAACTTCATAGCATCACCAAATAGATTCTTGATCCAATCAACGATGTTGCCACCGGAACCAGTCGCAAACATTGGTAACCCCATCATTTTAAGGAATGGTGCCGCTTTTTCAGTATCCTCACCTGAAAAGACTTGAGCACCGACAGGCAAGTGGGTCACAGTTGGAACAGCCGGTGACAGTCCTAATGATCCATTGCCGTAATCAATCAATTCATGCTTGTATCCATCACCAACCACAGCAGTTTCAGCGCTTGATAGCTTACCGTTAGTACCAGTTTTATGTCTAACCCAAGGGTTAGCAATACCAGTAACTGGTTGTCTACTATGAGTTTTTTTGTATGATTGTTTGCCACCCACAGCTTTCGATAAATCATTAGCACTGTTTCCACCTATATCAATGTTCTTAGCAACAGCTTCTCCAATACCTCCAGCAGCTGTCAATGGGTCAGCTGAATATTGAACCAAGGCATCATTAAATGATTTCATAGAACTTTTACCTGCCCCGGTTGCCTTCCGTCCTAAAGTTAATTCACCTTGAATCGAGTCCGCCGTGCCAGTAGCGGTTTGAATGGCGTTCTTTTTATTAGCATCGAGCCCATCATTGTAGTTGTCCATAGTATCTCTACCACTCTTGCTAATATCGACGTTGGTGTCTCCCGCAATCATGGCAGCAAGCGCTTTGAGATAATCATGTGTGGACAACTTCTTATCTTTGTAGCCTCGGTTTAAGCTATCCATTGTGTAATGGCCTTCGCCGTTAAGCTTAATGGTGGCACCTTTGTGTACTTGACCTTGTAATTTTTTTAGCACGCTGTCAGCCTCAGGTATCCCTGCATCTAATCCATTGGCTAGAGCACTCATATTCTCTTTACCAATATCATGCAAAGACTTCTTGCTACTAAACATCTTATTTAGCGCTTTACCATAGCGTGTCTTTAAATCACTCTTGGTAATAATTCCAAGATCCAAGCCTAATTTGAGTGATTGAATATCGCTCTTGCCCAATTTAGATAAATCTTGCTTAAAAATAGCAGCATATTGTTTGCCATACTTACCCTTTAAATCGGAGTCTGTAATTGAGCCATCTTTCAAACCTTTCTTCAATGTTGAAATATCATCTTTACCCAGCTGTGATAAGTCTTTAGGAAACAGCCCCATGATTTTTCCATTGAATTGTCCATTTAGGTCGGATAATGTAATTACGCCATCTTTGAGACCTTGCTTTAGAGTCTTCATTTCCTGACTGCTTACTTTAGAAAGGTCGTGTGGGAACAAACTAACAATGGAATCACCCAAAACTGGCTTTAACTCTTTTAGCGTTAATACGCCACTAGACAAACCGGATTTTAGTTCATCCATAGTGGATTTGCTCAAATCACTGGCAGATGTAATATTTCGCGACTTCAAATCGGCTAAAATAGTATTAAAATAGACTTTTGCTTCTTCATAGCCTGTCTTCGAGCCAGAACGAACATCGCTCCAAAACGAGGCAGCTGTCTTCTTGCCATACTTTCCAAGATCAATCTTGCTAGTCGTGTCTGAAAGATCCAGACCCCATTGCTTAGCAACTGCCGTAGCACTTCCCAAGCTTCCGTTGTTCAGTGCCTTAATATAATCGCTATGAATCTTAGCGGCCGCTTTGGCGTTATCAGCACCCGACTTAGTAGTGGTTGCTAGTAAGTCATCAGCGTCAACTTTGGCTTGAGCAACAGCTTGGTCAGCATCCATCCCCATTGCCTCATAGGCTTTTTCCTGAGACTTCTGGAACTTAGCCATATTCTTCTGAATTGTACCATGCGCGTTGACTTGATCATCAATGTACTTCTGATTGTCTTTCTTATGATCAGCAATCCACTTAGCTGCCGATTCTTCACTGTTACTGACATCGTCCCAATAAAGCTTTTCCTTTTTGCCATTCTCATCGGTAATCGTTTTCGTGTATGCATCATCAAGCGTTTGCTTAGTACGCAAGCTTTCGCGACCGTTATTGTTATACGCATCGCCAGCTGCTTTTTCAGTTTTGATGTATTCCAGTGAGGCCTGAGTTTGTTGCTTGTTACGTTTGGCATCGAGCATAGCAAGTGCTTGGTCGTATTGGTCCTTGCTAATTTGGTCATTTTTTCTTAGTGATTTCAGCTCAGACAGACTCTTCTTATAACTATCACTTGCCTTGCCATAAGTCTTGGAATATGCCGAATCTGCTGACTTCACGTCTGCCTTATACATGCCATCCGTGATAGTGCCATGTTGTTGAACGTAGGCTTTATATAATGCTTGCTGGTCCTTATAAGCCATACCAAACGCGGAGACTTGCGAATCAATGTAAGCCTCAGCCTCATTTAGTTTAGCCTTTTGAGTAGTAGACAGCTTTGAGAAGTCACCGTCAACTGACTTTAAAATGCTCTCCATCGTTTTTTTAGCTTTTTCAAGCTTACTAGTTTGCCCATCAGCCCGCTTATCAACGCCATTTTCAACTTGCGTTACCCAGCTATTGCCAGCACTTCCAAAGCTTCCGGATAAGTCGGATAGTGCATCCATCCCGGCCTTTTTAGTCTTGGAAAACTGTTGTTCAACCAAATCAGCCATCTTACTGTATTTAGTAACCACATCGCTAGATAACTGTTTAGACTGCTTGCCTACCGCGGTATCCAATAGCGCCATATCATTCTTGGCTTTTTGATGTAGTTCATTAAATGAGCCAATCGCTTTTTGCGAGTTTTGGCTGATATTAGCACCATATTCGTTCATCGAAGCACGTTGGCGCTTCAACTGGTCACTATGCTCCTTGCCGGCTTTAATCGCAAAGTAAGTTGCTGTCCCCACAGCTGCTACACCCAATACAACAGGGGCAGCCGCCGCAGCCAATGCACCTAATCCTGAAACTGTACCTAATGCTGAACCACCTAAACCTAACAAGGATGCTGAACCTGCTTCTGCACCACCACTAAGGCCAGCAATGACAGTGCTGGCCGCGCCGCCATCTTTAACTAAAGTGCCAAATAGCGGTGATAGCTTGGCAGCACCAACCAATAGTTTCATAGATCCACTAGTTAGTAGCCCTACACCAGAGGTCAATTTTCCAAACATGCTAATCAATGGACCACCAGCTGCAACAGCTAAGCCTGTATTAAGAATTAGCTTCTGCGTTGCCGGATCTAAGTCGCTAAAACGGTCTAGCATATTCTTTAACTCACGAATAATGGGCGTGAGGGTTGGTAGGAATTTCTGCCCAAATTCAATTTCTAAAGCGTTCAAACTAGATTTAAATTGGGCCATAGTAAACTGACTCGTGTTACGCATGGTTTTGTTGTATTTATCAACGGTTCCATTGCTGTGTTCGATCTCATTAGATAACGATTTGTACCGGTCAAGATTAGCGTCCATCAAGGTCATCCCGACCTTCATGTTTTCCTGACCAACAACGTTATACATAAATGACTGGCGCTGCTTATCATTCATCTTCTGATAAGCACCCTGCATTTGTCCAAGAATATCAAAGACGTCTTTCATTTTGCCTTTGCTATCGAATACTTGAATATTGTATTTCTTTAAATCCTTAGCTGCTTGACCTGTCCCTGTTCCAACTCGTGTCATCAATGATGACAGCCCCGTACCAACAGAGCTAGCGTCAATACCAGCAGACTTTAAGCGCCCTGCAATTGCCATAAATTCATATGTTTTAACGCCCATGGCGTGCATTGCAGCACCAGCATTACCACTAATTTCTTTCAAATCGTCTAATGACATGGCTGACTTATGGGTGGCTTCAGTCATCTGATTCATCAAGCTATTACCATTCTTTATTACAGTACTGTTTGAACCCAAGTTCTGACCAAATTGTTCAAGCATAGAAGCGGTCAGTTTAATAGACTCCCCAGACTGATCGGAATTAGCGGTCATAGTCTTTAACAACTCTGGCATCATTCCCATGGCTTGTTTGACATTGTAACCATTAGAAACCAATTCAAACATACCATCATTGATTTCTTTGGTACCAACACCAAACTCTTTGGACCATTTTAATGTGTCTGAAGATAGATTCTTCATAATTGAGCTTGTTTGGCTAGCAGAGTATCCTTGTGCAACAACTTCCTTACGGATATCAGCTAATTGATATTGATAATCGGAAGCGGCTTTAGTTGCTACACCCAGTGCTGTGACAATAGGTACCGTAAAACCAATAGTAGCCTTACTTCCAAGGGAACTAATCTTTTCACCAGCATTTTGTATCTTAGTACCCATTATCATGGCTTTGTCAGCTGCGGCAGCCATTTCAGGTGTTAATGCACCAACACTCTTTTGCAACTTGCCTGCTGACAAAACCAGAGCTTGCTGTTCACGTTCAAGGGCAGCATATTTACTTTTAGCTGCTACTACTTGAGCAGAATTATCACCTTCTGCTCGTGACAGACGACCAATTTCACCAGCTGTTGCTGTCATCTCTTGTCGGTTAGCTTGCAACTGTGCTTTATAAGAGTTCAACTTAGAAACTTGAGAAGACATGTGCAGCCCTGCTTGTTCTTGAGCGGCTGATAGCTTACTATAACTGGCTGCAGTTGTCTCTAACCCTTGATTCAACACTTTTAAATTGGCAGCTGCTTTCGGGCTAACATCCACGTCTTTAAATGTTCGCTTAAGAACTTCGGCTTGTGCAAGTGCCTCTTTAGCGATTAAGTCCACGTTAATCTTGACACTACCAGCAATATCAGCCATCTACACACATCCTTTCTATATTTTTCCTTGCTCCCGTAACTCTTTCATCCGTAACGCCTTGTGTGGCATGTCTAAATTAGCTAGCTCGATAGATAGTTCATCTGATGTCAGCTTGCCGTCGCCATCGGTGTGAGCTTGCTTTAAACCATAAATTAGCTTCATTTGCTTTAAATACGTTTGCATATCAGCATCCATATCATCGCTAACCTTGGCCAGTCGAAATCTGACAACTTTTTTAAATTGCGTATCTTCACTAAGGCCATCCAACATAGTGGTAAACCGTTCCCAACTGAGGCTATCTCGGTCTAAATCGATACCGTATTGTTGTTGGAAGCCGGCCTTGATTAACGATTCGTCTTCATCAAAATCAAAAGACCGCTTACCAGATTTGAGTACCTTTGCTCGAACCCGATCACGGTCATTATTAATTTTTGTATTAAATATTTCAGACAGTAACTGACCCTTGTCCTCAAAACGTAGCTTGCTCGTATCGTCCAATACCAGCGCTTTTAAGCTGACTTCTACACGCTCTGGTATAGTGAGGCCTTCATCCCGAATCGCTTTAAAATATAGCAACACCATGCGAAATGAAAGGTCTAAACGATACCGATATTTCCGAATTACGATGCTGTTAGTGTTTATATCGGTAAAACTCATTGTTCATTCTTCCGCAATTCTGTAATGGACTGTAAGTACTTGTCGCGATAATCGGAAATATCCGTATGTTGTTCTACGTTAATCATGATTTGAGCGACAACCTTAGCAAATACCACCATGGAATCATTGCAAGTATGGTATAGTTCTTTGCCAGCATCCTTACCAAACATGCCATTAAGTAATTGATAAAAGCGTTCCTTAGCTTCAAGCTTATATTTGTTCTGAATATCATCGTACATTCGTAAATAGCGTCGTTGTAGGATTTGTTTCTTATGATCTAACGCCGTCATTGGTTCATTAATCATATCTTTTTCCAATTGAGCTTCTTTATCAGTTAACTCAACTGATCGATGATGCAGCTCCTGCTGTAATTTCACCTCAGCCATTTTAATGTCATTATATTGATCTGTAAAAACAGCAAATGATTTATCAGCAAAGCTCACCGTGTAATTCTTATCACCAATTTCAAACGTCATACTGTCACTAGGAACCTCTAATTTAATTACATCACTCATGCTAGTACCTCCTAATATTTTTAGTGCTATGTATGGCGGATTACTCCGCCACTTGCCTACATACTCTTTACGATAGCGCCATCGCTAGTAGGCAATGATTGAACATTTGATGGCGTTGTTATTTTGACGGGTTGCCGTTGTCAGTTGGCATATTGGCTTTAACGCCAAGAATAATCGCATTTTGACAAGGTGTATCCTTCAATGCAGTTTGCATATCAGTAGGATTGCTTGCCTTGATTACTGTGGGGGTAGCATTGTACGTCATCGTTACCTTGAAGCTACCGTTATCGTCCGCAGCGCCACCACCATCATCAATGTCAGAGAATGTTCCCATACCTGATTCAATCGCATTAGGTGTTAATGAACCATCTTCTTCTTGTACCCATTGGACTTTACGGAACATCCGTTCACGTAAGCCACCAGTCTTTTGCTTCATGTCGGCAATATCATCTTGGGCCGGGTTCCCAATTGAACGATCACCAGAAATATCATACGATGACGTTACACCAGTAACTGTCTGCCGTTCTTGGCCACCACCATTGTAGTAGGCAGCAGACTTCTTCTTATCAGTATATTTAGGCGTTACAGTCGTAATCCCATCACCTAAATATAACCAGTTGATTGTCTTATCAGCTCCGGTCTTGCCTACCCAGTACTCGTCCAGATAGTTTTCTTGGATTGATCCTAAGACATTTTTGTCATTCGGGTCAGTTGTTGGTGTTGTAGTATCAGCCATTTTGCATTCCTCCTAAATTAAATAATTACTTGTACACTAAAAGCGCCTTGATAGACACCATACTTTTGAGCATCTTGACCATCGTCATCCTGAACAGTGGCTAGAAACTCCGGTGAGGTTGTCATCTTAGCGCTTATGAATTTGAAACTTCCGTTCTCACTTTTGATTGATATCGGCGTTGCATTCTCCATGATGTCCATAATGGCACTGAGAGTGTTAATACAAACAATTCCGTGTGGATGTTTAGCAGTGATTGCAAATGCAAAACTACGACGGCGGCGACCGTCATAATATCGCGTTGCCGGTCCAGCGGGTTGCAATGTATAACTCAGTGACATTCCAGGAGCATAGTCATTGCCAAGTGTTAACGTATCAAACAGCTTAACGTTAGCACTAATATAATTAGCAACCCGAACATCCAGATCAAGGTCAACTTGACTCACTACGTCGCCCCCAATCCGTGTGCCACGAGCGCTGCCCAATTGTGACCATTAACCAAATAGGCTTTATCAACCCAACCCTTTTGCGCTAACGCATGCTTAGTGTGGTTATAATTCAAAGGCCGATCCGTCACTACTTTGTGATAACCTCTCCGTTGGCCTATTGTATCTGGTGCTTTCACCATTACTTTACCACCGTACATATAGGCCGCATACGGCTCTGTCCAAACAATAGTAACGCCAGTACCGGTTTGAATCCTCGATACATGTTTGGCTAAATGACTACTTAAGAATGGTACATATTGATCAGAATCACGCACAATCACATCTGCTAGTCGGTTTGTCAGCACATTAAGATTATTCAAACGTGTAACTAATGGTGACAAGTCTACTTTGTTAGTCATTGCAGCACTCCTTCCCAATGATGAACATGCGTACCGAAATCATAAATAGGATCAAGACTCTTCACGATTAGCGATTGGTGAGTACTTTGTACTTCAACTTTGTCGTTAATCGTGGGCAACCTATCTAGTGGCGTCGAGTTAGTTGAATCCACAATTAGTGTATAGGCCCCGGTGACAACCTGTGCACTAGCATTACCACCAACGGATTGAACCGACACTGAGGTTGCAGGTTCGACTCGTACATGTCTAATCGTGTAGTCATCAGATCCATTACTATCTGAGCTTGTAGTCCATGAATCCTGTTTGGCTTTATTAGCGTCGTAGGGTGTCACTTTGATGGCATCATCTAACAACTCGATAGGAATCGGATCAATAATACCATCCATTTAGTGCACCCCACGATACAATAGGCCAGTTGGTCGTAAGTAGTTGATTGCCGCATTGGAGCGTTGTGCCGTACCACGTGGCAGCGTTGTGGGCGCTGACTTCTCATAACTAAATTTACCTATCGTTACATGACTAATCCCTTTAGCCGATTGTTTAGCGTTAGCTAGCTCTTCAACCCCACCAGAATCAATAAACCATTCAATCTGAGCGCAGACAGCCTTCTTCACGTTAATTCGGTCAGCATCAAGTGGCAAATCATCAAGATTATGCGAATCGAAATAATAATTTGCGTATTGATTGACCATCTCTTCGGCTCTCATTTCCAAACGTTCAAAATTAATATTTACTGGTACTTGCTCGCCAAAATAAGTGTAAGCGTAAAAATCTTGATCTACTATCGGCATCTAATCACCTCTAACCAGCAGTTACATTGGCACCATCAGTGGTTGCTGCAGCTTTAACATTTTGTGGATCAGCGGGCTTGGCAGCAAGAACCGTAAATCCCGGAACATCTAACTTGTCACTCGTTTGACTACCGTCCACATAGGCAACCTGATAGTCACCAGTAGCGACAACTGTGCCAGCTGCTAAGCCAGTAATTGCCACACTGGTTGCATCACCAGTCGCAATTGCCGTTTCATTGCCCTTTTGATAAGCCTTCAACACTTTAGCCATTCTACATCCCTCCTAAATTTAATTGCCTACTTTGCTGTGATCTTCGCACCGTCATTAGTAGGCATTGCTTTGACATTAGACGGCGACATTATTTTGACGGCGTATCAGATGCCACAGCTTTACCCTTATTGGACTTTTTAACCGTAGCATCCTTAGTGCTGGTTACGTTTTGGTTAATAACAGTACCGCCTTCAACATCAAATGGATTAATGACTAACAACTTAGTGTCATCATAGATTGCAACACCATAATGTTCATCGGCATTAAACTTAGTGATCTTATGATCCATATCGCGACCCTTTTCAGAGAGAACATTCCGCTTCATGTAGGTACGCATTGCACCCGGCTTAACTGCCACAGCGGAGCCTTCTTTGATCTTACGCGACCGCACAATTTGCCATCCGAGTAACTCACCAAATGTGCCATTAATCAAGATGTTGTCACCTAAATCAGTTGCTCGCGTCCAGTTCTCAGCGGCAGCCTTACGTAGTTTATTGACATCTTTAGGATTCATAAACAATACGCCGGTGGTCGGTGAATCATCTTCTACCGCGTATTCACTCGTATCATCATTAAATGCAGCTTCAATTGCATCGACCATATCCAAAGACGTAACATCAACGCCAGTACTTAGCGTAAGTCGTGCTTTCATTGCAGTAGCCAAGATATCATTGTCAATCTTAGATGCAATTGCCATCGTAATTTGTCGCTGGCCTTCGCCTACTGGATCTCCGTATCCGGATAGAGCGGCTTCGTCAGTAATCTTGACACCTTTACCTGCTTTCTTAATCGTGAACATGTCGGTATCTGTTGAAAGACTGGCATAATCAATAGCGCCACCTTCATCGACATCCGTCGCATCTCCGATATACTTGTATCGAGGTACAGTTACATCAGTACCTGGTCGACCTTCAAGTGTGGTGTCAACAGGTGCAATAGCACTAAACCGAATTGCCTTAGGTAATTTAGCACTAATCATCGCAGTCATAACTTGTGGATCAATCAGGTTATCTAATACAGTTGTTTCATCTGCCATGTGTTATTTCCTCCTAATTATTTGTTAGTTTTGTAACAGCTTGCTTGTATACATCCGGGTGCTCAAGTTTCAGTTTGGCAGCTTCACCGTAGCTAATCTTTGATAAATCTGGCACTGTAACGTTACCTTGACCACCACTAAGGTTCTGACCGGCAATGGCTGTTCCTTGTGCGGCTTCTGCACCCTTAAATGCTGGGTTACGCTCTAAAACCCCAGTTAACGCTTCATCGATTGTTTTCACACCATTAGCTTTACTTGCTAAGTCAGCCTTAGCGAGCGCCAGCGCATCACTCAAATGATCAGCATCAACTCCTTGTTTAAGAGCAGCTACTTGAGCTTCTGCAGTGTCAGCACGACTGGTTTCCTTTGCTAATTTACTGGTTGCCTTGTCTAGCTCACCAGATTTCGCTTCTAACTCACTCTGATTAGCCGCCACATCCTTATTATGTTGTTCAACAACCCCTTTCAAGTCATCTTCATTATCGAATCCAAGCGATTTCAATAATTCAGTACGTGCGTCTGCAGCCACCTGCTCTGTATCAACCGAAGAAGGAGTTGCCACTGAATCGGTTGCTGGGGTTGTCGGAGGCGTAGACTCTGTTGACGTTGCATTATCCTCTGCCATCTTTATTGCTCCTCTCTAAATTTAGGTATAAAAAATAAGCCTTTTAACGCCATGCTAAGGGCACTACTGTTTTTCTCGATTGTATTGACGCACTAGTCCATGCTTATTAACAAACTTACGAGTAACTGACTGACGACGTCTCACTAATTCTTGTGCAGCCGTAATATCACTTTGATCACCAAGCTTTTTAGCTGCTATCAATTTACGCTTAGCTTTTCGTACCTCACGTTCAAGTCGTCGCTGAGTTTGTTCTAATTGATACCTAGCAGCATTGTCATCATCTGACTGCTGTGGCACTGGCATTGAACCGTAGCCTTCGATATATGGAATCGTATAATGTCGGCAATTAATGCCCCCAATGCCAGTAATCGTACCGTATCCCGTTGTTGATTCAAAATCTGGATACTTGTCCGTATCACCATCCAATGAGTAGACATGGTCTTGATACTGCAAGTGGCTTGGCCGACAACCAATATGTGAACTAACTTTAACTAACGAGCCATACTGACGATACCTAAGTAACTCTGTATCATTCGTAGCACTATTAATACTTGCGTTAACCACTGTCCGCACATAGACATCTGGTGACCATTTTCGACCAGCCTTATCAACGAGTGCGGGTACACCTTGTTCTGCCCATTGCTCACTAGCTTTAGCTATTGCTTTGATGGCAGTTGTACCACTATCAATTGACCGCTTTGCATCACCAACAATTCCCCTAAACATCTGATACGCATTAGCGCTCATATTACGTCTAGCAAGGTTCAGATAATTATCCGTCTCTGTTAACTGGTCATCAACAACTTGCTTAAACTGTTGCGAATCCTTGATCGAATCCACTTGCTTTCCAGTAACCTTTTTAAGCCACTTTTCAGCTTGTTTGACATTATCTTGACTAATTGTACTAAGTCTTGTGTGCAATTGCTTAGACGCATGCTGTGTAGGTGAGACAGTTATTTTAGCAGCATATTTTCGTACATCGTCCGCATGGTTAAGTAACTCGTTTACCCATTCATTATCCCTATCATCATGTTTAGATGCTTCATTTCCTATCAGGTTGATAATGTAAGACCAGATCAAGTCTTCAACATTAGCATAGTTGTTAGCGTCTTCATCCGAATAACCCGATAAATCCCATGGTTTAAGCATTATCCTCACCATCTTTACCGTTACCACCGACAACATCTTCAATTGTACCTTCAGCATTTGCTGTTTCTGCATTGATTTGGTCAAGAACCTGTTGAGCCTCAACATCAGTAATTCCATTGGCGCGTTTAATTGCTTCTAGTTGTGTCATGACGGGGTGATTGCCATTAGCTTTCATGTAATAATCCAGATTATCATTCCGGTCTTTGGCAATCGAATCATCAAAGTTAACAGAAATATCAATATCTGTTTGACCTGAATATTGTACGCCTGAATCATTTTTAGCCAGCTCCACAATAATCTGGCAAATATGTTCAATTGCTTCTCCAATCAACGTTTCATGACTGTTTTTGGATTGATACGTATCACTATTCTCACTGATTACCGCTGTCGCTGTGATAACACCCTGTTTGCTGTCAAACGTAAACATATCTGCGCTGAAACCAATTTGTGAAGAGTAGAAATGCAACAAATCATTGATGCCAGCCACAATTGCTTCATTTCGAAGTCCTAATGTAATATCAGTCGGTTTCACTGACTCACCATCACCGCCACTCATTGTCGTGTTGTATGCCATGTAGACATCTTCACTCCAATCAACATAATACCGTGTTTTACCGGTTTGTGGGTCAACTTCACGTTTCAATTGATTTGCTGGTGCGGCAATACGCCGTTTTCCTTTGACAAATTCTTGGAATAACAAGTCATAGGCTTCATCTAACTGGCGCAATGTGTCTATAGCGTTAGCGTAGATAGGAATACCCAATGGACTGTCAATGTGCAAGTTATTAGCTAAATTTGGCTTTAAATAGATAAACGTCGGCCGTGAATAAAGCTTTTTGGAATACCTAGTCGGCTGTGGTGACATGTTTTTGAATGCATCCGGCAAATTACTCCAATCATCAATTTTCACACCCAAGTCATCATTGCTATTGGTCGTGCTCTTGTAGACTTCGTTAGTCACGACATAGTCCGTATCTGTTTCTTCATGCCATTCCAATAACGTATAGTAATGACTGTCACTCATGAACTTGGAGGCAATGACAGCTTCACTGACACCATTAGCATCTGACGTGATTGGATAGAATGCATCAGCGGTAGCAAATCGAATCTTAACTTTACCACGATCGGTATATAGACGAATCACAATGCCACCAGTTGCGAACATGTATTCTAAGTAACGTTCGAAATTGTTATAGAAATGATTGTCCTTCAAGGTTTGCTGTACGAACTGATTCTCAACCGTTTGATAATCATCTGGCGATGAGGGATCATCAGGATTCTTCGCGTTCTTTGGACTGACAGTAATGACAGCCTTTTGATTGAATACCAAACTTGCCATCTTCTTGGCGGCAACTTGTCCCATGTTTAATGACATCTTCTTGCGATTCAAGTAAGAATCGTCGGGTAGCTTTTTGTGTATTTTCAACCATTCCGGTGTTGACTGATAAATGCTAAACCACTTAGCAATCAATCCATACTGGTCATCATCCGCCATTACCTTCTTATGATCAGTTACACTTTGCAACTCAGTAGCTAATCCCATTTTGACTAACACCCCCTTTATCCAATCATGTATTCTGTTAAACAAGGCTAGTAACCTCCCTTGTATTTCTTCGTAAAGTAGTTAGCAGCGTATCGGCACTCGTCCATTGCATGGTTATTAGCATCGACCGGCTTACCGGTTGTTTCATCACGTACATACATACCAAGTTCTTTAACAAAGTGATAATTATCATAGCTCTGATTTGCTAGTCCACTATCCGGCGTATCAACCAAGACAAACTGACCATCTGCAATCAATGATTGCTGCCGCTGAATACCGACTTCAATTCCTTTAGAATTACCAACATGATCATGCCCGTTGTTATCCGCCTTACCAGCCTCGATGCCAACCTTAATTAGCTCTTGCCGTAGCGCTAATGAAGCGGGGTCCACTAACACCATTGAGTAGTGCAATTGGTATGTGTTAACACACCACAAAATAAATCTTCTCAATTCTGTGGCATACGTACTCATCGCCTTTGTTTGTCCCGTTTCCATGCCACTATGATAATAATTGGCAACGCGGTTTAAAGCAAACTTAAAACGCCCATCAGGTTGACGGACGCGGGTAACAATATTGCAACTCATTGTTGTGGCATCATCTTGACCAGCATCACCAGTAAAGTACATTTCTACTGGCTGCCCAATTAAGGTATGGTTAGTCATACTGTCTTGGTCAAACTGATCATAGATAATTCCCTGTGGCATGACTCTTAATCCTAACCAATCACGCTTGTACAGATATGGATTTTTCTTTAGCTGTGTCTCCATCTCAGTCAAACGCTTGGTTGTCATCACTGGGTTATCTGACATCCGCCAATGTAACCAATGCGCATCGCGCTCATCAAAAAATTTAATAATTGGGTCTTGTGGTGCCGGTGGGTTAAGGTCAGCAAGATGATAGCGATACTTAGCTGCGGCCGTCCGCCGAAAGGTTTCGTCAAGGAACTCACGGTTTAACAAGTTGATTTCAGAATACGCAACTGACCCTAATGACATACCACGGATAGCATTGGCACTGTTTGACTTGGCCCCGCCTTTGAAGTAAATCTTCTTTTTCCCACTCGGTAGGTCTAAAGCTAAATGATCGCCACCACGATCACGTCTCAAATGACTAGCACCATCAAATATATAGGCTAGTCCCATGCCATCACCTTCGATAAACAGGTTATAAGCAAGTTCCTGGTTATAGGCGCTGACTAAATGGTTCTCATCCGTTGTTGCCAAATAAAGCAGCGCTAACCGGGCATCATCAGCCGCCGTCTTGCCAGCACGAATTGAACCTTCATTCACATCAAACAGATGGTCGAATGGAGAAAAAATAAACGTTGCCTGTTTCTTACCATATTGAATACTACTTAGTGGTGTTTGCATCGTCTTCTTCCTCCTTAGGTACTAACTGCTGTGCTCCTTTGGTTAAAGCTTTAAGCAATGGATTTACATGGCCAACGCCTTCAAGTTCATTAGCCTTATGCTCAACAATGCGAGCATCCGCGTTAGCCTTCCTGATTTGTGCCTCCCGAAGTTCATCATTACCATCCGCCGAGCCAAATCCAGCCATGGTTAGAATCGTTGTATTTGCTTGTAAGCGTACCATCTCAGACTTGGCATTTAAGGATAGCTGGTGTAACTGTTTGACTGCATCCGGCACATAACCATCCAATGCGATATGGCGGTATTCTTGCTGAGCTTTGATAAAGGTTTGGTTCTTCTTCCAATTGGCAAGTGTCTGTCGTGAACGGTTTACCGTTTTGGCGATTTCTTCATCAGTCAGTTCATCTTCAAACAGCATGATAACAGCCTTTTTCCGCCGTTCATCAAGGCTTTGAAAAGCACCATTTTGTAAAATTTTGTATACTGTCATTACATACCACCACACCTCCGTTAATTGGAATTAGCTTATTTACCATTTCAAAAGCTCGTCCATAATTTTCTGATCATAATAAGCACCCCGACGTTTATTTGCTTTACGTAGATAATCATCGATAACCCTTTCCATTCGCAGGCACTCAATTAACTCATCACTCTTTGGGACACTTGCAGGTAATTCCATGTTGCACCTCCTTATTTTTGACCAAACTAAAAGCGCCATGCTGTTTAGCACGACGCTTATCCTTGTACCACTTATCTAGCCGGGCATCAGCCTGCACCCATTCAGGCGGCTCGTACCCGTATTTACTTCTTATCATTTTCGCCATGAGGCACCTCGTCATCGATCAGCTTAGCTAGCCGTCTCAACTCATCAAAGCTAATTGACATTGCTACACTGTCTCCACCAACATCATCGGTAGCCAATAAGAAACCACTTGATGGATTAATTGCCAGGCTTAGTTCCTCACCAAAACCATCTTGATAATTAAAGCTTTTTTGCATTGTGCTACCTCCTAATCGTATGTACTAAAAAAGCCTGACGCCAGCCAGGCCTACGTATTGTTGTCTCATAAGATGGCGATCCCGTTATTCAACAATACAATTTAATATCATACTATATTCAACATTATTTGAGTTGCAATACACACTATTTACTTTACTAAAAAGAGCCCAACTAAATGTCAGACTCCTACACACAGCTGTTATCAGAAAAACGATTATAGTTTTTGTAACCATGTTTGATTATGTTACCACAGCGCACATGTTTCCGCATGTAATTTGGTGGCCGTTTAATTGCGCGTCTTATGTAAGCGCCGCACGGTTTTCCACGCCGAGCGACAAACAAGTAAGCTGAGTTATTGTTGATTCAAATGATTTCACACACTATCACTTGCATACTTACTTGCTCAATGTGCTTGGTAGGGATTTGCACCCTACATGGAGCCACCAAATATACGCTGCCAATGGTCTTAAGCATTCCACATACATATACTCTCTCACATGGATGAATTGTACGCGTCTACCTATTCCGCCACAAGCACATGTTACACAGTTTTATCCCTCATGAGTGACCATGCTGTATAACAATATCGCCGGTAGGACTCGAACCTACATTCCATTGTGGCTTACCAATTAGCCCACAGCGATACTCGCATTCAACGGCCGACGTTAAACACGAAGACTAATGCCGGCGGCAGAGAGGAGCGCATCACCCCTTATAAATCCGCCGGCAACGTAGCCTGCTGGACTCGAACCAGCGACAACCTGATTAACAGTCAGGCGCTCTACCAACTGAGCTAAGGCCACATGAATGTTAGGAAATATGACTAACTTTCCCAACATTTAATAAAACATATTGTATAATTAGTTATTATATTTGAACGGGGGGGTGAATTAACATGTCAAACAAGATTTCACTGAGTCAATTTCTTAACTTTTCAGTTAAAGTTCATACCAGCGCAAAAATCAATGCAGTTCGTCACATGAAGAATGATGAGTATTCAATCGGACAGGATTACTACTTTCCATTACGTACTGCTATACGTCGGTATACACAAGGCAAAGACACACTTGATTCTATACTAGACGCTGCACAAAACTCTAAGGAAGACCGCAGGGCCAACTTCATAAAAGATGCAACTAAATTTGTCAACTTCATGAAAAAACATGATGTTCAATTTTTTGAAGTAGGAAATGCTTCTTGGAGTTATGACAACAGGATCAATATAAGTGCTTCTCCAGAATTTGGGATGATTTGTAATGGCAAGCGTTATTTTGTTAAAAATTTTTATCGAAAACAGAATCCTAAGGATAAAATCACTTTAACTAAAATGCGTCCCACGTTAACTCTCATGAGAACTGCAACTTATCAAACAGATTTAGCTGGTGCAAACGCAGCCGTCCTCAATCTTCAAAATGGGAAACTTCTTTTTGATGACAAGCCTATTAACGCAAATAAATTGCTTGAATTGCAAGCAGATGCCGCGCAATTAGCCGACATTTGGGAAATGGTCTAATATCCTATTTATCATGTTCAATTCCCAGATCATTCATAACTTGTGCACATTCATCACAAATCCATGAACCATCATCGTTTTGCAAAGTTGCCACCTGCCCACATAGTGTACAGTGTGGCTTTTTAATATGGATTAAGTACCAGTCATGTATCCATAAACGTAACGAAATAAACATATTATCGCCCTTTTCTTAATTACCTTATGCTACTAATTTACCACCAATTTATTGCTATGAAGTCCGGCTTGAGTTCGGAAAAAGTTCGGTTAAAGTCCGGTCTGAGTCCGGTTTTGATAAATATTCAGGTCTTCTAGGTAATAGCTCTGTGCGAATTGCAGCATCGCCAATGGCTTCCAGCGGTCAAAATACTGAGTCTTGCTGTAACCAATATCCATGTAGCACATCGTGTCACTGTAACCTTGCAAATATAGCCGATCTAATATCTCCTGGCACTCATGATCACAGCGAGCCATGGCCTGAATAGTCTGTCGGACAATCTGTTCTGCATACAGGCGGCGTGTAATCCGATCCTCGGCCGAATTACCAGCTGGGGCCGACTTAGGCATGCCATCCATGCTAGGCGATTTTAGATCAGCGACCGAATGGCCGGACGCTCGAACTGCTTGCGGTAACTTCTTATCCAAGAACCGCCGCACCTGTTTAATTGTTTTCTCTTGGTCAATTGGTGGAAAAATTTCATCTGAAATAACTTGCTGTTCGCCCATCATGCGCCCCTCCGCTTTCGTATGCTATAATTAACTTATTCGGAATTAGTTGTAGCGCGGTCAGCGATGGCAGCGCTTTTTTATGTTATACTTACAACGGTCATTCGAGTGGTCCCGTGACTGGTCGCCTTAACGGGCGGCTTTTTGTTTGCTTCGGCGTGTTCCTTCATGCGCCGGTGCTTCCGTTTAATCGTTGAACGCTTCTTAGTGTGTTTAGGCATCTTCGTCCTCTGTGATTTCATCTATTTCTACTCTAGGATTTCGTTTATCAACGGCAAATTCGTCCTGAAATCCCGTGATATGCTTTCGATTGTCGTTGCCTAAAAGCCCAGCCTTCATAAAGCCGTCAAGCACAAACTTTTTAGCAAACGCGATATTATCCGCATCTTTTCGGTTGTTTTTCGTGTACCACGTAAATTTAAGCTTACAAGGCCAACTGAATTCGACTCCAGAATTCCGACTTGCTCGCGCATATACACTACATAAGGCCGTGTACCTCTTCTTTAGGTTAGCTGCCGCATACCGATTGGCCCGTTCAGCCTTGATGTACTCATTTAAGCTAGGTAGTTCGCCCTTAATCACGACTTTACTCATACTTTCGGCACCCGGCTAATGTAGTAGCCACAGACAATGCCATTTGAGTAGCTTGCTTGCCTTATCGATCTAGCTGGGGCGCTGATCTTATCACCTAGCAAATCAACTGTTTGTCCAGTAATAATTTCGTTGGGATTGTCGTACTTTTCAGCACGCCAGTAGCCGTTCCGCAACGGCAAACTGTACTTGTGCACTAGATAGCTAACCCGCTGACTAATATAGCCAGTCTCATCGGTCAACGCCCTTATCGTATGGTTACCATCATGATGAGCACGGCGAATATCTCTAATTTGCTCACGTTCCTCAGCTTGGGGATCTGGTAACATACTAGCTAAGTAAGCTTCATCACTGCGTACCTTAGTTCCAGGCTTCACAAGTCTAACTGGAAACGGCCATTCACCAGATTTGTAGTTATGTTGCGCGAGCTTAAACATTTCCGGTTCTGGTCCTATTGCTAGTGGGTGATCGATATCGGGTCTGTCAGCATTAATTACTAGCACCTGTGTTTCAGTCATGCGCTCACCTCCGTTTGCAATCCTTGTCTAGCTTGCTCTAGATCAATAAAATACTCGGCTGGCTTACCCCAACATTGGGTCAAATCAAAATTTAAGCCATCCCGCTGATATTCAATAATTAAAACCTCGAGTGCAAATAGCTTGTACTCATGAGCGCACACCTCATCTTGTGCACTACCACCGGCCTTTAAATGCCGCTTCATGCGCTGCTTAGTCCAGTGCAACGCGGCCGGTTCATAGGCATGGTTAGCGGCTAAATTGACTAATTGATTGCCCCAATTCATTTAGCTTCCTCCTGACTGTTCATGAACGCTAGGAACGCCTCGTCACTCATATCTTCCTGCTGGTTATCGCTTGAGTTTGGCTTAGAATCCGCCTGAGAAGCGCCGTTTTGCATCCACTTTGGCGTAACTTCTTTACGGCGTGGCTTTGAATAGCCACTAGGTTTATTAGCGTTAGCCAACCGTTTATCGTGATCATTGGTTGCTTGTTTAGCCTGTGCCAATGTCGTAATCTTTCGTTGCTGCCAACCCTTGATCACTGCACGCAAATATTTCAAAGCTCCCCGCGGCTGCACATCGTGTTCACCAGCAATTTGAATGGCGTAAGCCACCAATTCAGGTTTAAGCACCGCAAGCCATTCATCAATTTCAGGACGAGCAACCCCGTTCGGAAATCCCCACAGGTTGGTCCAGTCGTTAATGACCTGCTCGCGTGTGACACCCGCGTCATCATCATAAGAGTCAGTATCAGTCAAGTCAGGGTCAGTACTAGTAAGTTCTTTATGTTCTACTGGTTGACCTCCACCTTGCCCAACCGGTTGACCTACTTTATCTAAACCAGTTGGCCTACTTTTATGGCTTGTAGTTGGGTTACTGGTTGGGTAACCAGCTGACCTACTATATAAATTAATAATGCGATATTCAGGTGGTTTAACATTTTTCTTGCCTCTAACGTATTTAATTAGTCCTAGTTGCACTAATGAGTTGCGTGCTTTATCGAGGCCGGGTTCGGATAGTCCTGTCAGACTGAGTAATGCCGAATTTTTCATGCGAAACTGAACGTCCAACTTGCCTTCATCGTTCGCATAGTCTAATAACTCGCGATACAGATTATTTTGGCCGTTAGAGACACTCGCTTCATACATTTTAAAATTGCGGTACGCTCGTCGTTGCTTGAAGTAATCCAAATTCGTCCCTCCTTTACTAATGGGCCTTTCACCCGTTCGGTGGATTCAGTCACTGCTGCATTCAAGCCAATTCTGTTTAATCAATCCATGAGCAAGTCGTCTGCACTAACGACACTCTCTAACTTTTTGGTACTACGACAATAAGCACAATGTCCGCATTGGGTAGGATCTGCTTCGCCTTTAATGACATCTTGAATATGCTGTTGAGAGTCCAATACCTGGTTCATAGCGTTAGTAAGTCGGTACTCCGGTAAATCAATAGCTTGCTTGTCTGGTGGATCCTGTTTGCTTACCGCAACAATATATGGCTTACAATTAACGCCGAATTGCTGCTTAATCAACTCTTGATAGACTGCCATCTGAAGTGGGTAGTTATACGCATATACAAACGGTTCCCGTTCACGGCTTTCTTCATTCCAATAACCCTTATAAATATCAGCGGTCGTCTTTAGATCCACGAAGTAACCTTGTTTCAAATTTAGGCAATCAATCTTGCCCTTCCAGGGATAACCACCGATTTCACCAGTTACAATCACTTCCTTATCGCCTTGATAAAGAAGATTAAAATCATGGTCGTCAGATAAGGCTTCAATCATGGATTCAGCAATTTTGAAGTCCTTTTTTAGGTGGCCCTTGCTCGGTCCTCGGCTTGAAATTGCTTCGGAGTGTTCATCAACGAACTTCGCATGAGCCTCCTCGCTCTCAAAATAGCTGTGAAACCAGTTTCCAACGACTAACGCCGTTGAGTTCATACATGGTTCCCATTTACCCTGCAACTCGGCTAATGCTTCTGCTTCACATGCTAGAAACCGTTTAAACACCGTCGGCGACATGTAGGCCCGGTCAGTCCAGTTCTCATAATAATTATTCGGCGTTAGCTTCTGATCCAACATCATTGAGGTTGTCGAAGAGATTTTGCTGGTCGACTTCGTCTTTGACAGGTTCTTGATCATTGCTTGATGCCTCCTTTACAGCTGTTCTAACGGGTTCTTTAGCTGGTTCGGCAGTTTCTAACTTCTCAGCTTTATTCTCTGCTACATCAGCTACCAATGACCTTTTAGTGGGTGTTACGTCCTTCGGATTATCATTCTCGTACTCGGAACTCGTCGTGTCGTTAACTGCTTGCACGAACAAATCGTTGTCGCTTGAACTGTTAATGTAGAACTTTGCAGCTCGATTAATTACAGTCCGTTTAGCCATTTCCTCTGGGAACTCATTTTGAACCTTCTTCGTCTTAGCGTGGCTCCAACTGGTGTCGATGTCTTTTTTAGTCATAACAGTGTAGGTCCGGTTGCCATTCAGATCTTCGACCCATGCGAATGCTCCGATAATTGGCTTGTCTAAGTTCTCAAAGCTTGGCTCGAACTCCTTAACCACCAGCACCCCATTTTCACCGCCAATCTTGAACGTATCGTCTTTGTGGACAACCTGTGCCTGAATATCTTTCACATTTGAAAGACGCTTTACAACGCTAATTGAGCCGAAATAGGAGCGCTGCATGACTAACTGGTTGCCATAAGGAATGAAATAGCATTGATTTTTAGCCGGGCTCAATCCCTGGATTGCCATGTTCATCAACGCCTTGATAACTGATCCTTGGTCACACTTATCAAGTAATGGTTGGCCCTTAGTGGTATCGCTCAAAATCAGATACGCACTGTTCAGTGCATTCCCTACTGAATAATCAGGTGGTAATGACAAGCCTTCATTATTCTTCATATCCTCAATATTGTTATTAACCATCGTAACTAACTCATTACTCATGCTTCTTCCTCCTCTGATACCCAGTGATAGCCCAGACGTGTCATCATCGTGTCCGTGTCGATGTGTGCCAGTAGCTCGTCCCATAGACGGGACTGACCAAACACATCAATCAACCATTGCCAATTAGGCTCCTCACCTTGATCTGGATACAACACACTTACGTCAGTCGAGCCGAAAGTGACGATACAAATGGCGCTCAACATATCGGCCTGCATATCAGTCGCCCACTGCTTAAAGCCATTGTTATCGATGTAATCTTGAAACAACTGTGCCTTGTCGAACTCGTCACCATCGTAGCAATAGTTATCTGCGTCAAGTACCCAGTCACGTGAGTCGTTACGTTGCTGCCAATGCTCGTTTAAATCTGCCTGTGCCGGTATCATTTGCCCCACCTCCGTATTAACGTGACCAACCATTGTCTTAGTGACTGTTTCGGAGTACAATAAAAATCGAAAAAGAAAATTTTGTTATGATCTTGAAGCTTAGCTGTTCGGGTACTACCAATACCTGAATAGCTTTTTTCGTACTCAAATTTAGGCTTTAGCGATACTTTGCGTACTTCCAATTCGTTCAACCTCCTTAAACGTGCCAAAAACATTATTCAATTCTTCAATTGTGATCTGTTTGTAAAGCACGTTTCCAATCCGGAATGTAAATTTCATCGTCTTCATCTCCTTAAATTCCAAACCAACTAGCAACCTCATGACGCTTGAACCACAATGCAGTTAGCGCGCAGCCTACTAATGCTCCTTCAATCATTGCTATTTCCTCCTAGCCATTTTCTTGATTGACTTTATCGATTACTTCCTGCAATTTATCCATTGGGATACCGGCATACTCAGCTTTCTTAGCCAAATCAGTTATCTCGGCGCTAATTTCTTCTGCATATTCACGTGCGTAGCGTTCAATAACTAATTGCTGTGCTGGTGTTCGGTCTCTCGGCTTGACTGCAATAGCTTCTTCGAACTCCGTCTCAAGCTTCTCTCGCTGACTTTGCTCCTCTCTCTGCTTCATCAGGGCTGAAAACATATCGCCTTGTAACCGATGATCATTTTGGAATGAAAGCACTCCAAAATTCTCTCGCGCACCAGAATATTTAAGCCAAAAATCGTTAATTTTGTTTGCTAACGACTTCCGAATTTGTGGATCAGTGTTCCTTGACCCGTTTTTCAATCGTGACAACTGCCCGGGAGAAATATGCGTCCCATCGGCAACTTGCTGCTGTGTTGATTCTTTATGCCTGTCCAACGCTAATGACAATTGCTCTGCAAACTTGTTTTTCATACCTACACCTCTGTATTTTGGAAAGGGCTTTAGGTAGCCTTTCCGTGTAATTCACCTATAATTTAGTTAGTCGGGATGGCTTAATAGATAATCCATCATCTCAGCTGCTGGAATCTGCCAGCCGTTATGGGTATTCACATAATCAATGAAGCCACCTTGTTCAACATCCAAATCATGGCGATGCTTGGTTAAATATCGTGAGGCTCGTTCGGTTGATTTAGTTCCGTATTTATACTTAGCCAGATCTTTAAGCTTCCAAGTACGAATACCACGTTGTGCTTGCTTCCAGGCTTGGAACCTCTCGTATTCTTCTTCGCTAATGAATTGGAAACCCTTTGGAGCCTCATGCCGAATCAATATCGTATCTGACATGTTCGCACCTCCTAATATGAAACTGACATAAGTTGGCTAGCTTGCTCGTTATACTCGGCCGTTACTGCTCGAAATTCAGCATCTAGTGCTTTATCGCTTAGTGCCTCAAACATTACTCTTGGTGTTTCTGGTTTAACCTTTGCTAGTGCATTGATTAATGTAGTTCGTGATAGATGTGTCATTTTGCCGCCTCCTTTGATTTTGTGTCACTTTTTGCAACTTTAGAAAACAAAAAAAGTGAATCAATTGGTTTCTCGACCCCATCTGATATTTTCTTAGCAACTTTCGGAGATGGTTTTCTTCCATTTAATATTTGAGATAAATACCCATAAGAAATGCCGTTCTTACGAGAAAAAGACCGAACCGTCTCGCCTTTCAAGCTAATTAGTTCTCTAATTTCATCAGGGTTTTTTACAGGAAGAACTACTGCCATGTCCTCACCTCCTTTCTTGATTACATAAATTATTATAGCCTATTGTTTCACTTTTTGCAACCACTTATCATGATAATATTTCACTTTTTGCACTATATTGTTTCACTTTTTGCTATAATCCAGTCATAGAAGGGAGTTTGACGCCATGAGTTCAACGGAAAATTTACGTAACGAAGTGTTAAACTTCGGTCCAAAAATTAAAGAAATTAGAAATAAAAAGCATTTCACAGTTAGACAAGCTGCACTACAAGCGGGAATATCCTCATCTTTTTGGTCACAAGTAGAAAATAAGAAACGTGAGATTCCTAAAACAAAAACTCTTCAAAAAATGGCAACAGGTCTAAGAATTACTGACGACGAAATTTTTAAACTGGCCGGTATTACCAAAGATCAGAATAGTTTGCCTACAAAAGAATCCCATTACTATGATCTAACTGAAAAAGATGAAAGAAATATTGATAAAGAACTTGAAGATATGATGAATGGGCTCGATTCTAAACATTCATTATCATTTTTCCAAAATGGACAAGAGCTATCTGATCAGGACAAAGAACTGCTCAAAGCGTCCATGCGTCAAACATTAGAATTATCCAAACAATTAGCAAAAAGGAAGTTCACTCCCAAAAAGTATCGTAATGGAGAGGAATAATAGGAGCTGGTTATATGGAACGGTGGATTGAAGAAGATATTGACCACTTAACCAACAAGTTTGGGATTCAAAGTGCTTTTGATTTGGCGCGCGACTTGGGCATTAACGTGCAATTCAATAACCTTGGTAGCAATATTTACGGCTACAATAATAACTCGCATCGAATCCCAATGATTGTCATTAACAACACAATTGATGAACGAACTCAAGATGGTGTCTGCTATCACGAAATTTTTCATATACGGCATCACAAGGGATTTAATACACAGTTTTTTGCGGTAAATACGACAAGCTTTCTATCCGATGACAACGAAACAGAGGCCAATAAGTTTATGCTGACCATGTTGAAAGAGGAATACGGTTGGAGCAAACAAGAAGATGTTTTAGACTTCTTAGATTTTTTCAAGTTACCACACGAACTGGCTTCGCTATTATAATTAGCAAGTTAACCTGATATATAAGCCCTTAAAATCCAGTAATACATTTTTGGAGGAATTATGTAATGAAAAAAATAGGTATAACTTTAGCTACATTTGTTATGGTTCTCACTCTAGCAGGCTGTAGCAAATCTTACGCAGGAGTTAAAGTAACTAGTAACCAATATAATCAACTTACTAAATTAACCAAAACTATAAAAAGAATGAATGAAAGCTTACCAAGAGTATCTGCTGTAGATATTAAAACTGTAAAAACATATAAAACAAAAACAACGTCCACTGCTAATTTCAATCGGTCAATTCGAGAATTAAAAAATGAAAACGCTGATACTGACACTCAAAGTGCTGCTCTTGGGTTCGTTGCCAACGCAGGAATCGAAAAAATACTGTACAGCAATAAAACAATGCACACTTCTGACATGAAAAATTCAAACAAAGTTGTTAAACACGTTTTAAAAGAGGCAGGAGTGACAAATTAGTAATTATATTGGAGGAATTTCAATTGAGAAGAGTACTAGTTTTAGGGGTTGCAATGCTATCCTTGTTTTTAGTCGGATGTTCCAATAATAGTAAAAGCAACAATCATACTAAAGATACAGCTCGTGCAGAAATGGACGTTGAAGCAATTTTTGAAAACAAGCAACATAAAGATTTAATTGATAATACCCAACGATCAGACATTGATACGGTCAAAGAGGAAGTTGATAAGCTGCCGACGTCAACGCATAAGAGAACACTCATTAAAGAAATTAATCATGCCTATACCCTGCTGCCACAACTTAAAAAACATGAAAAATCAGAAAGTATTTCTGAATCTGTCAAAGCAGTTCAAGCATCGAAAAAAGCAGCTTCGATTAAAGAGGCAAAAAAAGAATATTCACGCAATTCGTCTAATCCTGACGCGTATAACGGATCTACCCCTGACGAAGATTCTACATCATCTTCGTCGACAACAAGTTATGATACTACTGGGATATCCGACATCGCAATCGAAGATACCATCAAACAGCATGTTTCTGATGTAAAGGTAAAAGAAGTCAGCGGTGAATACCATAAACCGGTAACTACCGGCATCGATATAAATGTCAAAGACAGCTCTGATTACTATGATGAAGGTGCTTATAAAAAAGACGCCTACCATATTCTGCTAGCAATTAAGGATGACTACGGGTTCTCCGATTTCAAAAACATTACTATCACCTTTTACATGAATGGCGATGCACTGGTAAAAAGTTCCTTTGAACAATCTGCACTCAAACAAATCAACCATAAGGATAGTAACTACTACAATATTGATTCAGTCGCTACCGAATGGAACACAGATAATCTGAATGCTAAGTATAATCAGTAACCCGAGTGACCAGATAGGATGTCGATAAAAGCTAGGAGTTGGGACTACTTATAATTCGGGGAATTATTATTATTGGGGAATAACATATTTTGGAGGGATTACTTTGGATATATTTTTTACATTTATGTTTCTTGTATCTTTAATTGCGTTAGCTTACTTTTCAATTCGTGGGGGGATTCATCATTTCACAAAAACAGGTGTTAATCGTCCATACAAAAAATACACCTTAATCTCAGTAGGACTAACAATCCTATTCTTAGCATTAACGGCTTGGGCCGCTCCTTATGGCACAGCAAGATCGAGTGCATCACAGTCAGATACAGTCTCAAGTAGCAAAGCGAAGAAAAGTTCAGCAAAAGATGCATCGAAAAGAAAGGCTAGTATCAGTAAAGCTAACTCTATTAAAGAGAAGGATTCATCTGAAAGCGCCCTATCAAGCAGCAAAGAAGAATCTGCAAGTATTGCTGCCTCCAAGTCTGAATCCAAAGAGAATTCAGAGAGTATGGCTAGTTCTGAATCCGAAGCAAGCAAAAAGCAGTCTGAGGCAGAAAGCTCTTCAATAGCTAAAGCCAGTTCAGAATCATTAGCTGCTAGCACGTCATCCGCTAAAAAAGCGAGCGAAACAAGTACTACAGACAATGCTTCTTATACACAGAACGGTGATTGGACTACTGCTGCTTCTGGCATGGTTTTTGTTTCAGACTCCAATAAGTACTACACCAGCGTTAAGAATCCAGGTAATTACCAATATATGACCCAGAGTGCTGCTGATAATTCCGGCGCCAAGCCAGCACCACGGGGCAATCAATACGCAAGACCATAACAAGTCCAAGCCCTCGTCGGGGCTTTCACGCGAGCGTAGTTCAACGGTAGAACGGTGCTCCTTTGAATTGCTGACTAGATACTAACAGATGTAGGTTCGACTCCTGCCGCTCGCATTGTAACAAATAACCCATACTACCGCTTACTTTAGTACGTACATCGCGTGGGCGTAATTCAATGGTAGAATAACGATTTCAGCCCTTCTCTCTCGTTTGAAATTGTTATGTAGGTTCAATCCCTGCCACCCACTTTTAAAAGAAAGAAGGTAAGATTATGGATAAAGATATGTCGAAATATGAACTCATAGATAACATTACTAATGACTTAACCTCTTTTATTAATCTGTATGCTTTCGTTTATCTTACAAAAGATAGCTACTCAAGGAAAGAATGTGGCCGCATAATCCAAGGAATGGAAAGAGATATGGTTGATCGTCTTAAGCAAAAATAATTTTAGGTACATTCTAATTAACTGTTGAGCCGACCAAAACCCATTGTTGGCTCTTATGCGAGTGTAGTTTAGTGGTAAAACGACAGCCTTCCAAGCTGTAGTCGCGGGTTCGATTCCCGTCACTCGCTTTGACCATTATTATCGATCAAAAATTCAGGAAAATAAAAATATTGGAGGAGTCTAACAATGAGTGAACCAGAAGAAGCCACACATAATGCTAAAGTGATTTCGTTTATTAATATGAAAGGTGGAGTTGGAAAAACAACCCTATGTGTTGGGTTAGGCGAATACTTGGCTAAGTTTAAAAACAAACGAATATTATTTGTGGATATGGATCCTCAATTCAATACAACTCAATCTATTATGGACTTATTTGACTTAACAGACAAATACATGAACGATTTCAGAACGAGCAGAAGCATTCGTCAGATATTTAAAGATACACAAACAATTTCAGAAATTCCTACGCTTCCTACTTTAGCCGATCTTGCTATTGATCTACACTCTAATGCTCAAGAACCTAATATGAGCATTATATGTGGCTCTATAGACTTAATAAAAGATGATGACAGCAGGAAGTCAAAATTTAAGCGTCTGCATAAATTTTTAAAAACTAAAGATGTTGTTGATAATTTTGACTACGTATTTATCGATTGCCCGCCTACAATTTCTTTTTATACCGATTCTGCACTATTTGCATCCGACTACTATATAGTACCAACAAAAATAGATCGTTATTCTACATTAGGTGTCAGTTTACTATATAATGTTATTAAACAACTTGAGTTTGATGAAGATACAACGTTAAAAAGCCTAGGCATTATTTATACAAATGTTCCAAACGAGACAACTCAAAAGTCTGATAAAATACGTGATATTTTTGAAGAAGCTGATTTTGTAAGCGAATTAGGGTTATTTAAAAATGTTACACATCAAGTTCCTGATTTAATGTTTGGCAAACAGGGAAATATATCATCTCACTATAAAAAGTCTAGAGATGACATGAAATTAATAGCAAAAGAATTTTTAACTAAATTTGGAGATGAATAATCTATGGAATTTAATTTAATGCCATTAAATGAATTTAATAAACTGGCAAAAAAAGATCAACCGACATATTTTTATGGGGCTATTTCACAAACAATCTTCTCTTTTAATGGTAATAAGGAAATTCCATTATTTTTAAAAACCACATTTAACATTGAATTTAAAGATTATGTTTTTCGTGCAAAACCATTAATTGTTTCTAGAACAATTAAGATTTTTTTTAATGATTCAAGCATCAATTTTAAGGAACAATATAAAAAATTGCTGAACTATTATGCAAATCAGAAAGATGGTTCCACCACCAATAAAACTCCTAATAAAAAAAGCAATGCTAACGATTATTTAGAGAAGTGGCTTCGAGGAATATGAGAGACTCTAATTTCACTGCACTCATTAACGATAGAAATAACGCATTTAAAATAATATTTAGTGTTCGGTCAAACTTAAGTGATGATTCACAGAAAATTTTAAAAGAGTCAATTTTTAGAATAGTTTCATATAAATATTTCTGGTATTCCAAAGAGTCTTACAAATTTTGCCGACTTTTTATTTCTGACTTAGTTATTGCACTGACACTTTTATGTAAAAAAGATAAGCGTATTTTTTACGTGTATTTAAGATCAAGCATAGAAGCTTTTTATAATTGTGCAAACATGATCGATGAACAAAACATAGAAAATGATTCAAGTAGTTATTTTAAGGCAAAGAAAAAATTCAAAAATCTAATTTCTACCCAAAAAGGTTTTCAATTTCTTGAATCTTTTGAAACGCTAAACGAGAGCTATAAACAAATAAGTAATGTAATACATCGAAATGTGTATACACAAGATAAATTAACAGTGTACATGAATGAATATTTTAAAACCGATGATTTTGAAGATTCAATAGAAATTGCTCAAGCAATAGAATTACTAGATACTTTAACTGAAATATATTCTTCCTTTTTTCTAACATCTCCATCATTTAAGAATATTCTAGAAGACAGTTTCTACAGAAGAAAAACTTTGCTTCGTGAAATACAAAAATACTGATTTAAGCAAAATCCCATTTAGGAGTTTTATTTAAAGATGAATTGTCAAATTAAGTACAACATTAGATTCCAGTACTTCTTACCTTATACCCCAATTGGGGTATATATTTTAAGTTAAAAAGAACATACGTTTGGCAATATTAACCTATTGTTATTTCCAGTTGGGAGGAATAAAACATGTCAGTAACCAAACTTAATAATGGTAAATGGCAAGCCTGTGTCTCTTATAAGGATGATGACGGTAACTATAAGTCGGTTACTCATTTAGAAAAGCGCAAAACTGACGCTGTTGAGTGGGAAACTAAAACTAAGAATGCTTTGCTGGAAGGTGCTGACTTATCACGTAGCACCGAGAGTCTAAAGCACTACTTTCTTGATTGGATCAGAATTTACAAAACTGACGGTGTATCGCGTCATACTCACGAGCTATATATGGGCAACTGGCGTCACGTCTCTGCATATTTTAAGGATAAACCTATGAGCGCAATTAAACGCCCAGATTACCAGAAGTTCCTGAATGAATTTGGCCGCAGTCATGGAATTGCCACATCTCACAAACTTCATCAACAAGTACACACTGCAATCAAGGACGCCGTAGCTGATGGTATTCTAAAACGAGACTTTGCTTACAAGGCACACGTCACTGGACGCCCTCCTAAGCCCGTAGAGGAAAAGTATTTGACGTTGTCCGATTATAAGAAGCTGCGTAAATACCTCATTAAAACGGCTGATTATGACCACATGACTATGCTGATGATGCTGTTTCAATTAGAAACTGGAACCAGGTTCGAGGAAGCTGCTGGTCTGACGTGGGATAATTTGGATTTGAATAATGGAATAGTTCACATTAAACAGCAGTGGGACGCCCGTAGACAGACTTTTAGTCCAACTAAGGGAAATGGACAGGCCGATGGAGATATAACCATAGGACCCGCCTACTGTCGTTTTATGAGGAGCTATCGTAGCACGCAGAAAGATTATTTAGAATTGCACGAAATGAAGAATCCTAAGAACCTCGTATTTTGGTCTAAACTAGGAAAAATCGTGGGCAATGGGAATGCAAACGAAGAGCTAGGACGTATTTGTAACCGTCTAAATATCAATAAAGTTACAACACACGCCATGAGGCACACACACGCTTCGATTCTTATCCTAAATCATGAGTCCCTTCCCTATGTTCAACATCGCCTTCGACATCAAAAACTAGAAACGACCGTTAACACCTACGTCCATCTTATTGAAGAAGAAAACGGCGTGTCAGATAAGAAGGCTACCGAGCTAATGGACGAAGGATTTTAAAAATGATAATTTTATGATTGCTGTAGTCCTTGTGCCGCAAGGGATTACAAAATCATTTGTTAATTTTTCTTCCAAAAACTGCTATATTTTGGCTACTTTTTTCGTTTTTGGAAGAATCGTGGAAGAACATATCGTGTTTGAGTGGTTTTCGAGTGTAAAACGAAAGCACCAAAACGCCTTTATATCAGCGTTTTGGTGCTTTATCGTTTCTCTATATTTGTCGACTTATCACCCGCACGGGGATCGAACCCGTAACTCCGCCTTGAGAGGGCGACGTCTTAACCAATTTGACCAGCGGGCACAAATTCATTTATTATCTTACCGAATGATAAGCGGCTTGTCAAATATAATTAAGATTTTTGCCACCTAAAAATCGTCACAACAACTAAACCAACAAATAAGAGCAAACAGTAGACCACACTACACCAAAAAACGAAAGTCAATAATTGCGGTAACAAAAAGCTGCGCATAACTGCTAATCCGATGGCCGTGACCGCCCATACGATCAATTGTTGTCGCAGATGATCGAATAAATGATCTAATTCTGACTTCGACAT